TGGCCTGAACGCCCTTCAGAAATTGGCCAATCATGCTGGCGGCTACAGTTACATTAGGCATGTGATTCCCTCAGTGATTCCCTCAGCTGCTCTATTTCTATTTGATGTTGTTTGACGGTGGCCAACAATGCTCCTATCAAGGTCTGCAAGTCGATGCTCTGACCGTCAGGGTGAGCAAAAATGGGGTCCGACCTCTCTAAAATGACACCTGAGCACTGTTTTCCTGTTGGGTCGTCTTTCCAGGTGTACTTGAAGAGAGGAGTGGCGAGAAGCGCATCTTTCAGCGCTTCGAACTCCTCCAATTCCAACATCTGAATGTTTTCTTTGAGAGCCATGGAGGACAAGAAGCCGAAGCCACCAGCCGCCGAACCCATAGCGCCCATAGCGGCGCGGTTTTGACTTGCTCCGAGTTCCGCCAGACCGGTGCCTGCGCTTATACCCTGGCCACCAGCGCTGATGCCAGCCTGCGTACCAAAGGTGGAAAGTGCGGCCAATCGGGCCAAAGCCTCATTCACACCTCCGGTATAAATGCTGCCGATTGCGCCGGCCTCGGCCTGGGCCACATCGGATCGGGCCTGCTGCTGCACCCCGCCACGCGGCAGATTGCGCTCAATAGCCTTACCAGCTTGCCCGAATTGAGCTCTGGTGGCTTCAATCTGGGGTGCCAGGGCTCGTGTGGCTTTCTGGCGGTCACCGCTGATAATGTCCGAAAAGTAGGTCCCGACCTGTTTCCGCTGTGGAGCGGACTCGGCTTCTAGCTTCTCCTGCAAAGCTGCAAAGCGCTCGGCTGACGCACCCAGAGAGCTCTCTGCCGTCTTCATTGCCGATTTACCCATTGATCAACTCCTTGTAGTTAAGAGAAGCATTGAATTCTTCTTTGGTCTGCATACAAATCAAGCCATCAACGGTTTCCCCGTGGTAGCAAGTAAATCCAGGCAGGTGCGCGATGTATCGAAAGCCCAACTGTTGGCAATAGCGCCTTGCCAGTATGTTTGGCTGGGGCGTCAGTCCATAGATCAGATCGAATCCAATGTCATTGAACCAATTATCTAGGACCCGGATCCCACACGCCTTGGTTATTTTCGGGTTCCAGAATTCACGGAAGAAGGCAAAAGCCCCAACTCCCCTCATAATCGTGTCCGTCCTGGAAATATCGCCTATCCAGCCGATCCCCGGGTACTTCCCTGTATTCGTATCCACAAAGAGCGTCAGAATCGTGTTGGGATAACCGCTCATCATGGCCACGAATTCCTCTTTGGGGAGCTCCCGCTCGTGCATGACTTCGCGGTAAATCCCATCCATGTGCAAGTGGTGATAGATGTTCTCCACCATGTCCGCTGGAAAGAGGTCCTTGTTGGACCACCAGGGATACGCAACGATCCCGTTGGTTGCAGTCATGCTTGTTGGTATGGATGCCATAATTACCTCTGTGTTCATTCTATCGGTGCTGTCATCTCTCTAAAGGAACTCAAGAGTATTGAACCACTGATGAAGAGTATCCCCGGCCATGTTCCTCGTGGTAGTGACGGTTGTAGAATTGGTCAGTGTGATCTCATGTGCAAGTTCTCGGGGATTTTCTTCTTCTTCGGTAAAGCCTACGCCCATCGGCCAAAGAACTGTTTTGTCGACATCGACAGCAGGACTGAGCGTGTTCGTGGTGCTTGTGCCGGCCATGATCGCCTCATGTTGCTGGACGAGGACATTCGCATCTTCTTCGAACGCAAGAATGGTCCAGTGGGTCTCCTGAGTACCGCCGCCCGTGTTGCCTGTTTCAACGGTGATGGTGGTGTAGTTGTCACCAACAACGTCAGACAGGTAAATGTTGACCATCCATTCATCCGAATCCCCAGAGCCGCTTAGTGCCTGGGTGCCACGGAAGACCACGGCGGATCTACCCACAGCAACGGGGGATGCCAGAGTGGTAGAGGCAATCGTCTGACTGCCAAGCAGCGTTACGATTCCTCGTGTAATATCGACCGGGAAGTCGTTGAACTCAAGGGAGGAGGCACCGGCCATGACGAGGTCGTTATTGTCGTCCGCAGTTCGGGTTAACCGTATCGTGTCTCCGTCCACAAACTCCCAGAAGGCGCTGGCGTTTACAGCGTCAAAGCCGTTTCCCCTGACGACTGCAAGCCCCCCAGGCCCAGAACCAGATAAACCCATCAAGACCGACGTGTCCAGGTCCGATGGGTCGCCTCCAAACTGGCTACCGAGCTCGGCGGTCGCCGTAAGATCCCCTGTACCACCGGGCTGGCCGAAAAGAGTGGGACCGAGCCCAAGGTATGTGAACTGACCAGTGATGTTAGAAACGCCACCAACCAATTTAGGAAATCCAGATCCGGGCAATGTGTCTATAATTTTTCTCATGGGTTGAAAGTCACAATAGAGAAAAAAACTGTGCGGTCCTCGTGTGGATGTGCGCCTAGGGGAAGAGGCAGATAGCGGATCACGACCTCGGTCAGTGGATCCGGTTGGGTTGTAGCGAATCGGGCGATGATTGAGGACGAGATGGCGGCTTCATCTGATATCGGGAACGCAGGGTCAACTGTGATTATCATGCCCCTATTGATGATAAAAGATCGTTCGTTCGTGTAGTCATTCACGCCGAAAACGAGTAAGCCCGTTACGTTGGGGATAGGGGTCGAGTAATCGTCAATTTGTATTGGAGTAGTCTGGAGACCCACTACAGCACCCACTGGGTCTGGAAGTTGCTCAACTCCAGTGCCAACCGGATTGGGCAAAGTACCGCGACCCGTGGTTTTGTCCTGTCCTGGCTGTGGAAATGAAATTTCGCTCTCTTTCACTTAGTCTTCCTTTTCTGCTGGGCTAACCGTAATAGCGATGCTGTTGACCGTTTCAGCCGCAGCCTCAATTTCCCAGGAAGCCCCCGGCCTGACATTCAAGTGCCAAATTTCCGTCCCGCCTGCGGGGAGTCTCCCGGCTTGTGCCGTTGCTGACCCTCGCCAAAAATACTGGTTCCCAGTAAGGCCCTCCGGGTGTACTTTGAGATCGTATCCAGTATCAATAATCGTAAAGTTGCAGACGATGATTTCCAGCTGCAGCGCCGTTCTGCCAGCTGTGATTTGATAGACCAGCGTCAAAGCTAGAGGAATTTCGAGTTGAGCCGGTTCTGGGTAAAATACTTCGTTTTGTGCCATAACTCTAAGCGCACTTCGCGCTGCCGTCGGGATCGACCAATTCGGTTACGAGATCTGTGGAGCTGATCGTCATCGCTATACTGGCGGCTGCAGACGCACCTCCTTCAAGGATCCAATCCTCCCTGGCTCTCAGGTGAATATTCCAACATTCTGTACCCCCTGCCTGCAGGAATCTTTGAACCCCTGTTTTGCTACCTCGTAAAAAGATCGAGTTCCCTCCCAAGCCAAGAATGCTTGCCTTGAGATCATAGCCTCTGCCGATGCTGGTGAAATTGCAGGCGATGATCAAAAGCGAAAGCACGTTGCGGCCTGCTCCGATACGGCATATTTCATCGAGGTTCAACGGCAACACGACCTGGCAGATTTCAGCGAAATCAACGATTCGACTCGGTTCGGTTTCGCAAAGAGTCGTCATTAGTAAACACCTGACACAATCGTGTGGATTTCATGGGCGTTGTTCCATTTCCACCTTCCCCGGATTCCCGAGTTGGCAGTAAGAATCGCGCCGTTGATGGGGTCATTTCCGATATCCATTGAGGTTTCCGAAAAGCCTTTACCGACGTTGACGATGGGGTTGGCTACTTTGTTCAACTCGGTATCTGTCTTGGTGGTGTCCGTGTCCGGCTTGGCGACGAAGTTGGTCTCAAGGTACAGCAAAGTCACTACGTCCTGGGGCTCGACCGGATCCGCGATATTGACAACGCGATTGTCTCCCGCGTCGATGTCGGCCTGATGCGTGAAATCTCCGCTGGTCCCTCCTTGAGCATCGATCCTTCCTTGAATATCGCGCAGGATGAAGTTGAGGTAATCCCAATCGTTTTCTTCCACTTGAAGCTGCCCAGCTGTTTCATTTGGCATAAAATAACTCCGTCATCCCCGATCCAGGTGATCGCGGTAAATCCCATCCATGTGCCGGTGGTGATCGTTGATCTCCTTCTCCCTCTGGCGGATCTTCTTCTCGTCCGCCTTGATCCGCTCGATCAGGCTCTGAACGTCCTCCAGCATGGTCTTTCCGCCACGCTCGATGTTGAGCTCTATCTCGGCCAGTTTGATGTTGTCAGCTGGTCGAATCGCGTCCTTGCTCATATTTCCTGCAAAAGCTCCTTAAGCAGCGCGAGGAGAGACCAATCGCGCTCGTTCATAACCGCGCTCACCGGCCAGGGGATGCCATTCCACGTCCGACTCCTCGAGCCACAACTTGAAGGCCGCAGACGAAGTGAAAACGAAGCGGAACAGCTGACCTTTCAACGCAGGAGGAAAGGTGATTTCCAGCCGCGTCCAACCTGATGCCTTATTGAGCGTGAAGCCGGTCGTGAAGGACGCCGGGGTTGCTTCATCGACGAACACATCGAGAGTGATCGCTGACGCTCCTTGCGCAGCAATCCAGAGTCGACGAATGTATTTCCAGCGGGTATAGCCAAAATCCAACTCGTAGGTGTCCCAGCGGGTGACGTCCAGCGGATCACGCAGAAACTCAAAATCGTGCGTGTAGTACGAGAAGGCATTGGATCCGGGGGAGTTAAAAGTAAGGCGACAGATCTTGCCAATCGTATCTTTCTTCAGGGATATGATCTGGACTTCGCGGCCAGTCGTTGTGGTGACCGAGAAGGTTTCCGAGATCACTCCGTCGACCTCTACGCTGACATCGAGAGGTTGCCCGAGGGTGTCGATCTCCAAGATCAACTGCCGCAGGCGCTTGTCCCCGGCCCAGGCCATCGTTGACCACTCTGTTTGGTTCCCGATGACCGGCCTGGGTTCGGCTAGAGCCTCGTACTGGTGGCTGTAGTAAATAAACTCGGTGCTGGTAACTGCCGAGATCTTCAGCCGAATCAGGGAGCCCTTCGTATCCTTGTCGAACGAGAGATAAACCTTTTTTTGGCCCGTGGTGTTGACCGTGAAGGGAGTTTGGTCCACGAGATCCACTTCAGGAGTCACCGTCACGTTTTGCGACAGGGTGTCGATCTCCAAGATCAACTGAACGAAATACTTCTCGCTTGGAATTCCAGAGTCATCCCAGTTGGTCTGCATCCGGGTTGTCGTTTCCAAGGAATCGTCAAGCCAGTCGAAGGTATGGCTGTAGACTTTGACCGGAACCGTGGCCGAAGTGGAGTTGACGGAGATCCGAGCCACCTTGCAGGTCGTATCAAAGGGCAGAGAGAGGACCTTTCTCTGCCGGCCGGTTGTGGATACAGCTAAGAAAGTCCCCACTGCAGAGGTACTGCCGTCACAAAAGACTCTGACGTCGGCTGTGGTAGAACCCGTGTCCAGTTCGAGGAGGAGCTGGCGCAGATGTTTCCGCTTGGGGGTTCCATAATCCGCCCAATCCGTGATCGTCTGGAGCTGAGTTCGAGGCTCAACCCAGAAGTTAGGAACGACCTTGTAAAAGCGCATCCTGACATTGCCGTTGTCTCCGGTAATGCCAATAGCCATGTTTCGGGCAAAGGTCCCCTCCCCAGAGTTGATCGGGAAATGGACCTGGGTGCGGCTGCTGGTATTGAGGGTTCCCAGAACTGCGCTTGTGGCGTCGTTGTCGAAGTGGGCCGTGATCGTGACGTTCTGGCTGCCGGTGTCAGCATCCACGATCAGTTCGGTGAAGTTCTTTTCTTGCTGCTTGGCTCCAAAGTCGTAGAATTTGGTGCGGGCCTCGAAGGTGATGTTGGTCCCATCGTCCTGGTTAAGCCTCTCTCGGATCATGACGAAGCCATCGGCCCGACCCGAATGGAAGTCGCCCAGGTCGTCCAGGAGCAGAAAGGAAGTGGAAGGACGGTCAGAAGGTTCCCATCTCTTCGCTAGAAAGTCATAGACCATTTCCCGCCGCGTGGCTCCCGTATCGGTGTAGGCATAGAAGAGTCGGTTATCGAAGAATCCCAGGCGTTCGCTGTCCGATTGCGTACCGTCGATGGCAAGGAATCCCTCGACCGCAAAGCCTTCGAATAGAGGATCGATCTGCTCCGTCAGCTTCTCAGCTCTGCCACTTCCTCCGAAAGCGTAGATGCCATCGTAAGCACGGAAGAAGATCACGCCTCCGCCGAGCACCATGGCATACTTCGCAAACAGGCCGCGTTGAGCTCCTGTGGCTAAGGGCTGAAACTGGCTTGGAGAGGTTCCGACAATTCGCTCGATCGAACGGTCAGTAAAGACGTAGAGTTGATCGTTCAGCGCGAAAGGCCTGCGCACCCGATCACCGCCCTGTGAAGCGACGATAAAGCCGCTTGATTCGAATTCCTCGATCTTGAGTTTCCGGGAATACCAAAGTCGATCAGGATTGGCTGAATCATCTAGCCAAGCCCGATTTTGGTGAATGGCCACAACCGTGGCCGTTGCGGGAACCTCGATCTGACTGGTCTCGATGATCGATCCCAGGTCGGAGTCCGGAAGCCCATCGAAAAAGGAAATGGTGCCGCCACCGGTATTGTTGTCGATGGTGTCCGAAAATAGCCATTGCGCAGCCAGCTCTCCGCCCCTGCGATAGACGTCGATCTTATCTACCTGGAGGTCCGTTGAGAACGTGATCGTGACGTCGGCCCGGGTTCTTTCAACCGTGATCGGATCGTCTGTCGGTGAGAGAGGACTGATACTGCCGGTGCTGCTGTTCCGGTAGACGTAGCGCCAATCGTATCCACTGCCGAATTCCTCATTTCCAAAAAGACGGTAGGCGACTCCACCCACCATCTTACCGTCATCGATATGGACGACAACGGGCCCGCACTCGTTGGCCTCGACCACAATCCGGATGGCAGCGACATTGGAAAAATCATTGGGATCACTACCGACTCGCTGGAACTCATTTTTCTTGATGTAGAATTCAGTCCACTGTTGTTCACCTCGGGTGATTTCTTCAAAATCAAAGGAACTATCGAATTCAGCGTCAGTAAATGCTGCGTCCAGCTGGGTTTCACGAAGGCCGTCATCACGCCCTTCTTGTGCAGTTTGGACAAAATCAATCACGGGGGTAAACAGGTTGGCTTCAATCGCCTTCCAGTAGTAATTCCGGGTGAAGTCATTCGTTACGGGATCCACGTCGAACATGACCCTGACTTCTTTCAGGTTTTTGGGCTGATCGACACGAAGCCAAAAATGGATAAAGTCAAACTGGTCGCTGTCGTCGGGGATCACGAACTGCCCCAGATCCAGGGCGATAGTGCGTGTCGCAGTCCCACGCGCGAGGGCTTCCACGGTCATCTTCATGGAGTTGGCGCCCTCTTGCTTGATGACCCCATCGTCTTCCAGGGCCATCTCGACGCCCGTGTAGTTTGTGAAATTGTCGAAATTGTCAATGATCACAGCCTGCTCGGCATCCGCTACAGCCGTAGCAACCGGCCCAGGCGCTATCCCGAAACCCGTGGTCGTGGTCCCATCATCCTTGATCTTCTTGTCGGCCTCGAAGACGATCATGTGCGGGATCAACGAAAGGTCGATCTTGAAGTCTTCGAAAATGACAGGGTCCCCTGAGTGGCCACTGGAAATACTGGTGAAGTTTCGGAAGATTTCAGTGCCGGCCGCCTGGTAGTTGATGCCTGTTCCGGAGACAATCATGCGGGCCAGAGAATGCACCGAAGCAGGAACCGCCGGGATGGCGGTGCCGTTTGCCTTGACACTACCGGCCCGAGTCTCGATGAACCCACTCCGGCGAGAGGTCATGTTGTCCAGGCGGACGAAATGACCTTCCTCCAGCACATCACCTGGTCGGGACAGGGTCAGGCCCAAGTTCTCCAGATCAATTCCGACTGACTGTTCTTCAGCCATTCGGCTCCTTGTCTCCGTTCATCATCTTCTTCGTTTCGTCTGCCGTCAGCTTGCGGATGAACATCGGAGACTTCTCCGCATCCAAGCCGATAGCGATCCCCGATGGAACCTTCAGCTCTTTCCTGACCGTGCTGATGTAGACGGCCATCTCTCGAGTGTGATGCGTTTTAAGCATCTGGATTTCGTTGTCCTGGCGTAGCCCAGTTTGGCGAACGATCTCCTGTTGAGATCCAGTCAATTCCCATTTCGTCTTCTGCTGTTCTTTCTTCTTGCTTCTTGTAGCCATGACGGCTCCTTTCTATTCCAATGCTTCGAGTGCTGCGGCTCTTTTGGCCTTGGAGGCCTTGGCCCAAATGTCCTTGACGTCTTCCAATTCTTGATCCGCGAAACGACGCTTCCAGGACTCGATCGCGTGGCTCATAACCTTGGCGATGTACTCGTCCTTCGTGAGCTTGTCTTCATTCTCGTCGTTGTGTTTCTTGGTCGCCGTGCTAAGGACACCTTCTTGTGTCGGCGTTAATTTCAAAGTGTGAGTTGCCATATTCCCTCCTATGAGAAGTTCTGCAAAAATGATCCGTAATAGGTGGTTCCGTCGTGGTAGAACGAAACCACATCAATGGCGTTTGAGCCTGCGCTGATCGTCGGAGCTGCCCCGCCTTCCCACTCAACCGAAGCAGGCCAGGTCACCGTGTTCGTTCCGCCGGCGTCCTGGATGATTCGCAACACTAACTTGGTCGGCCCTGGTGGGTCGGTAAAGGTATAGGTCACGTTTTCATCGAGGGTTGATCTTTGGTTGTTGCCCGCGTTCCAGTCGATCGTATCGGCGGCACCAGCGGTGCCGTTGTCAAACTCGATCCCATGGGCCACTCCGCCCGACAGATTCAGATCGTTGGTGATCGTGACGTTCAGGACAGAAAGCGTTGTGGCATCCCAGGTCAGGTTGGCGTCACCTTCGACGACCGTGGCAGTGGTCCATACGGCCAGTTGGTTATTAACGGGAGTTCCCGTGTTGGAGACATTTCCGACGGTGATGTCTGCATCCGGAAAGGTGTAAGTGCGGCTGGCTGAGAGACCAGCCATCGTAACAGTTCCGGTGAAGGTACCATCCGAGTCCAGCACGATCTGGTTGGTCGCATCTTCCAGGTTGAGGGTCGGCATGGTCAGGGTCGCGCCGCTTAACAATATCGTTCCCGAGGCATTCGGGAAGGTGTAAGTGCGAGGCGCTGAGAGACCGGCCAGGGTGATCGTGCCGGTGTTGGTAACGTCCGAATCCAGCACGATCTGGTTGGTGATATCCTTCAGGTTGAGGCTATCGCCGAGCAGGGGCCCGTTGCTGACTTGTATGTCTCCCGAGATATCCGGTAAGGTCCAAACGCGGGTGCTTGTGTGGTCCGATGTTAGGGTGCCAGGAGCTCCACCCACACCGAACCTGATCATGTTCGTGGAAGCCGTCAGATCCAGCCTTATTGTGGTCAGGACCAAACCGTTGAAGGTCACGTCGGGTTCGCCTCGAATGGTTGTGGCGTCATTCCAAACCGCTAATTCGTTGAGCAGAGGAGTTCCTGCAGCCACTACGCCTCCCGATCCGAAGACGACGTCTTCATCCGGAAACGTGTAGGTCCGATTGCCTGATAAACCAGCCATGGTCATCGTCCCAGTGAAGGTACCGTCAGAATCCAATACGATCTGGTTGGTCGCGGCAGTGAGATTAAGGCTCGTGCCGGTGAAAGCGCCGGTGGTGAGAAGCACACTCCCATCCCAGGTCAAGCCAGAATCCCCCTCAACCTCGAATGAGCTCGTCCAGACGGCCAGTTGGTTATTCAGAGGAAATCCGCTGGTAAGGGTCACGTTGCCGGTCGCATTGGGAAACGTGTAAGTCCTACTGACTGACAGCGCCGCCAGGGTCAGCGTTCCAGTGAAAACACTATCGGAATCCAGCACAATCTGACTGCTCGCTGCTGTCAGGTTGAGGGTCGTGCCCTCGAAAACGCCGGTGGTGAGAAGCACACTTCCGTCCCAGGTCAAGCCAGAATCGCCTTCAATCGCTGTAGCAGTCGTCCAGACGGCCAACTGATTGTTGACCGGAGTTCCAGAGTTCACGACTCCTGTACCGGCCGTCATGATGAAATTTCCGTCTGGGAACGTCCAGGTGCGAGAGGCTGTCAAAGAGGCCATGGTGATCGTACCGGTGAAGGTACCATCGGAATCCAGCACGATTTGGAGAGTAGGATCCGTCAGGGCGAGATTGGCTGTCGAGAAGGTGCCAGAAAAGGTCGCTACCCCAGTGTCGGTGACACTCATCCGCGTGGCGTAACTGGCGGCATCAATCCGACTCTGGAGCGTCCAGGTCGAAACACCCGCGTTGCTGGTCACATCGACGAAGGCTTTCCAGTCCGCATCATGGGGAACGGAATCGAAGGCCAGTCCGGTCCACAAGAGCGAGTGGGAATCCTGCTGTCCCGCGCCACCGAGATCAGGAGCGTCGAGGATCACCACATCGGCGGGAGAAGTAAGGGCAATCCCGGCTTGGAGAGAAGTCCCAAAGTAGCCCGTTCTCCAGTTGGTCGCAATCAGTCCAAGGTCTTGAGCGTTCGTGGTATTCGGTCGCGTGGTGACGTACGGGATCAGCTCGGTAGTGGTGATGCCAAGCAGGTTGACGCCACCAATTTCCAAAAGGAGATCTTGGTCTGCTCCACTTCCCGCACTCGCGCTATTGATTGACCAGGTGCTACCGTCAGACGAAATTTCAAGCCGCTCGTAGTTGCTGCCGTCCGTGCGCGTGTTATAGAGGTTGAGCTGCTGACTGTTGCTGCCATTGTAGAAGGCAAAAGTGTTGGCGGCATCTCTGTGGATCTGGGTGTCGGTCCAGCCGATGTAGCCAGAGGTTCCAATCGCCAGGTTCGTCCCATCAAAAGTGAAATTGGCATCGCCTTCAATATTCGTCGCGCTTGTCCAGATAGCCACCTGGTTGTCGACCGGCGTACCACTGAGGGTGGGCAGCGTACCCGCCGTAAAGACGATATCGCCATCAGGGTAGGTATAGGTGCGGCTGGCCGAGAGGGCTGCCATGGTGATCGTTCCGGTGAAGGTACCATCAGAGTCGAGGACGATCTGGTTGGTCGCGGCCGTCAGATTGAGGCTTGTGCCAGTGATGACTCCGGTAGTCAGAGCTCCAGTTCCCATGTTCAAAGCGCCGACCATTAAAAGAGTGCTTCCGTCCCAGGTGAAGTTCGGATCCCCCTCAATGGCGGTTGCGCTCGTCCAGACAGCCAGTTGGTTATCGAGAGGCGTTCCCGTATTGACCACGCCGGTCCCGGCCGTGAAGGTCACATTGGCATCCGGGAACGTATAAATCCTGGACGCGGTGAGCGAGGCCATGGTGATCGTACCCGTATTGGCACCGTCCGAATCGAACACGATCATGTTCGTGGCATCGGTGATGGCCAGGGCCTGCACCGTCTTCGTGCCAGGGAACGAGGCGTTTTCACCTACCGCGCCACCAAGAACTGCAATTCCAGCTACGCCCATTTATTCCTCGAAATACTGCACGTTGACACCGTCCAGGCCGACGTCACCATGGATAAAGATTTCATTCAGATTGATCGAATCATTCCCCGGCGCCGGTAGCCCGATAAACGGGAGTTGCGAACCGGTGACCGGGATCTGAAGGGTTGACCCTGACAGTCCGTCGGCTGTGATCCCGCTGTCTCCCACGTAGATTTTCCCGGCGTTGTTTTCCAAGACTTGAATCAACACCCAAAACGTAGGCGTCGAAGCCGCGGTCAACGGCTTCGCAGCGGGACTAGCAGCCAAAGTGACGTTCGACAGGAGCCTGAGTGGCATCTACTTCTCGCCCCCCTTGCCAGGGTTGCTGGAGTCCCATTCAAATCGGCTCTTGCTCCAAGGGATCTTCGGCGCAGGATCCGGAGGGATGCCGCTCGGAGTTATCTGTCCGGTCTGCGAGGAAATCGGCTTTGCCGTGGTCATGATTCCAGTACCGTTGTCGAACTTCTCCTGACGGGTGTCCGGATAGTGAGAAGCATCATCGCTTTTGTTGTTTTTGTGGTGGTTGTGCATGTTTCCTCCTTAGCGTCCGCCGCCCCTACTCGACTGGCGGCTGGTTTTCCTCTTGGTGGATTCGCGGCTTGTTTTTTTCTTTACTACTCTGGGACTTTTTGACCCAAATGGATGCTTGAAGATGTCGATGTAGCCCCTTTTGATGTTGCGTTTAATAGGGACGATTATCAGGTTCCTGGCACTTTCGACAATTCCCTCTTTGCGCGGCTTCTTCGACTCCTTGCGCTGCAGTTCTTTCGATTTATGAGACATGGGTTTCTCCCTATCGTCGACTGCCACCCCTGGTGGATTTGACTCGGTACCCCTTCCGATAGCCTTTCCTCATCAAACTCGTCAGCTTCCTGGCCTTGGGTGTTCTGCCTTCTGCAGCTGCGCCGCCCTTGGGAGCCTTTCTTATCGGCAAGGTAATGGGTCGGCTGGGCTTCTTGATTGGCTTCCCCCTATCAATCGTTTTCTTCCTGCCAATAGGAAGCGATTCAGTGGCTCCCGTGCGACTGTCAAACGATACGATTCCCTTCTTCCCGGTTCTGTAGGTCTTCTGAGCCATAAATTCCTCCTTTGTTTACCGTCGGGTGCTGCCCCTGTTTGACTGACGTTTCTTGTTTTGCCGTTTCAGTTCACGCTTTTCGCCTGTGGCGGACCCGACTTGCGACTTCGAAGTACGGGTTTTCTCGCGGGCTTTCTTTCTCAGGCCAAGGCTGCCCCGCTCAAACGGGACACCCTCTTTCCTGCGCTTCATTCCAGGATCCCCAGGGAAGCCCCGGCCCAAACCGAGCCGCGAAAATCTTTTGAATTCTATCTTCTTGATCTTCTTGAGGTTCTTGAGTAAGGACGTGGGACCAGCCAAGGCACCACGGGCAAAGGCCTTTGCGCCACGCTTCACTGACCCATCAAACTCCTTCTTCGTGATAGGGGTCACTGTTACCTTTGCCTTCTTGTTGGCGTAATCCAGTGGAACCTTTTGAGCTGGCCTAGATTTCTTTTTGTCTGGCATAGATCCTCCTAAGCTGCGTTTGCGTTAAAGAGACTGGACGCCGAGCCCCCTCGCGCCAACATCATCGCTTTCACAATTTGAATCCCCGCTCGATAGCGCATCTGGCAATACTGCGCGCGCGCTAAATCCTGGCCCTCTCCCTGCTTGTTGAGCATTCTGTAAAGGACGCCATAGAGGACGTAATGGCAAAAGGCGTCAGGAACATTCAAGATGTCCGTCGTGGCGGTCCTCACCACAGGGAGTTTCGTGTAAGTCGTCCCAATGGTGCCCAACGTGACAATTTCTCGATCCAACTCAAACTGCTTCGTCGCCAGGAGGTCCTGGTGGAACTGTCGCGGTCGGCCTGTCAGGTTCTTCCAATCCCGGTTTCCTGCGTCCAGCTGCCAGCGGTTCGTCCTGAAGAGAGGAATGTCGTTGAACGTAATCCTGTCGAGCTCCATCGAATCGGTGGGTTCGTTGAAGAGGCGTTCTCCAGCGGTGCCGGTAATATCGGTCTGGGCCTTGACGGACCCTGTCAGTTGAAAGAAATTCCTCTCAACGATGTTGATGTAATCAATCACCTCAGTTTCCGACCAAAACCCCGAGGAGAAGGTTGAATCCTCTTGAGTCATAAGGATGATGGTGTCGAGCAGGTCCTGGACGGTTTTGGTTGATAGTCCTGTGGAGGGGGTTCCCGCGACGATCTGGGCATAGACGACGTTCACGCCATCGGTACTGGAATCCGCATCGATGAAGATCAGATTGAGATCAAGCAGGGCCGTCAGCGAGCTCGTTTCCATGGTCTGAAAGGGCAGATTTCCGGCCAAAAACGGCGCTTGCAGCGTGACACCACCCAGGCCGGTATTGAGAACAGTGAGATCCCCCACGTAGATCTTCCCGCCGTTACCCGCGAGAGCCTGGATCAGGATCCAGTTGCACAAGATCGTCGTAGCGGAAAGCGGCACGGGTGTTCCCGCCGAAGCCACGGTCCTGTTGTTAATCGTATTCAGTGCCATTTTTATGCCCTGTCGATCGTTGTATCGCTCTTTCCTGTGTCCACATTGGGCTCTGCCGCGTGTATCTGCGGTTGCTGGGTTGTGACCTTGGTGGACACATCCCCAACTCTCGAAGCGAAATCCTCGAGTGCCGACATAGCGTTGGCGAATTCCGGTCCACCCTCTTTGAACCTGGCAATGTGAAAGCCGTAATCTTCAATGAGGTCGACAAACTCATCATCGAGATCGATCGCCGTGGCATCATCGGTGACGTCTACCGGTACTTTCAGGACGGTGAACTCCACCGATTCGGTTCCGCTGGCCGGCCGAGGATGAATAGCGAACAGATTGACTCCAATCGGTACCCATCGTTTCGGTTTCCCCGTTGCGGCCTCCCATTTGCTGTCTCGTCGATCCAGGGCCTCAAGATTCGTCCGGACGAGCGCCCTTCCGTCTATCGAAGCGTGCATGACGGCCACTGTGGCGTCAGGGGTGGTGTAGAAGTTGCTGGCTGAAACCACCACGCTATCGGTGGTGTGCAGCTTGCCAGCGATGTTGTTTAGCTCGAACAGCCCTTCGTTGAGGTAGCCCAGGATCTCCGCACGACTCCAAAAAACGGGAGTAAGAAGGGGCTCCTCCAGCCTTTCCAGGATTGTATCGATGACTGACTCTCCTGAGATTGCCAATTCACTCTCCTAAATGTTCCCGTAAAAGCTGTCTGGATCATGGCTCTGCCAGAATTCCGAACCCAAGCGCATGGGCCAGTTGCGGTAATCCCACATCATCCTCATGATGTGGGTGTTGTCGTCGTCTTGAGCCATCTCCTCAGTCTCTACGTGGGCCTCGCCTATCATGTCCCGAGCGATGCCAGGGTCGTAGTAGATGCCTCCAGCGACCTTCTTGTGCTGCGCCCAACGGAAGGCATCGGCTTCGACAAACTTCACAAGGACGTCGGATCGGATCCCGTTCGGTAAAAACTCATTGTCTTGCGTCATACGAGCCGCGACCTTGATGTAAAAGAAGGGGAAGGCTTTATCGGTCAGTGGACGCGGATAGAGCTCGAACAACGGGGATCCCCCCGGGTCGGTCTCGTGAAAGACAGCCATAAACGTGGATTGCGTGGCCGCGCGCTGCGGATCCGAAAAGTCCAGGACCTGCTTCGTGTAATTGACGATGAGTTGGAATCGCCTGGTCAGGTTGACGCAGGTATAGAGCCACTTCAGATCTCGGCCGAAAGTGGTCCAGACCAGGGCGATGGTGTAAGACCTACCCGTGGTATCGCCATTGGCCCAAGGCTTTTCCAGCAAGAGTCGAGTGGGCGAAGTAACAGCCGTCACCGTGACAAAGGGGGCGTTGAAATCGGTGCGAAACTGCAAGTTGGTCAAAGAGGACCGTGTAATCGTTTCGGCCGAAGCGTGCACGTTGGCAAAATCGGCCTGAAACGTGCCGGTGTTGGTGTTGACCTGGAGAACAAAAACCGCTTCTTCCGCTGCGCCACCCCCATCGATCAACAGGTAAATGCCTTCCTCGATGTCGGTCATGGAGGCTGGCGTCATATCAATGATTCCAGTCTCGGTCGTGGTGACACTGACGGTCGTGTCGGTCTTATCGTCCACGGGCCATCCGGTCGCAACCCCGGTCACGACAATGCTGCCGAGAGTGTTGCTGACGGTTCCGTCCTTAAACTCGTCCGGAACGGCGAGCAGTCCATACACAGTCAGGCCGCTCCAAGGGCGCTTTGCCATCATTTTTTGAAGATGATCGTTGATGGATCGCTCAACCGCCTGCTCGGGAAAGTGGGGGAAATTTCCCAAAACATGGTCGATCATTTGCCTGAAATTCTCTTGTTGTCGAGTGGGCATCGTTACACCACAACCAAATTCTCTCCCAGTTGGTGCACCGGGATCCTGGAGTCACACCAGATGGACACTCCGGCTTCTTGAGCTGCTTTGCAGAAGTTCACGTCCATGCTGTGTTCCCCCTTGTCGAAGAAGAACCACGGTTCCGGTATCTTTTTGAGTACAGACGTCTGTACGAGCAGCACTCCGCTGCCGACACCGTCACATTCAAACAACTCGTTCTGGGGATGGTCGAACCACTGCTCGGGCTTCCCGTTCCCGTTCTTTTTGAAGACACACGGGGGCGAGTTGGCGTTCCAAACGTGAAACAGGGGAGCGACAATCTCCTGCTTCGCCTCCAGCAACCGATCGAGTATGTCCTCGGGCGGCATCATGTCGTCATCGATGAACAGAAAAGCGTCTGCTCCGGAATCGATGGCGATCTGGGCCGTCTTATTGCGAATCACCCGAATGGGTGACCGGGGACCAAACACGACGGTCTTGGTCGAGTATTTCCCTAACATTTCATCCTTCATGAGCCTCCTCTGAAGCATGAAATTAGCGAAAAGAGGCCTCGGCTTCATTGCCTCGTACACGGGATAGCTCACGATCACCTTTGGACCGCTCACTTGTGCACCTCGGCCAGGATTCTGTGATCCACAGAGACCATCTTGCCCGAGCCCGACTTTGGAAAGACGGAACGAACAAGATCCCGAAACTCAAGCGGTGTGTACTTCCTCAAGTGCTCCGGTTCGTCTTCAGGACCGAGACAATCATCCGGCACACTGAAATAGCCCACCCCTCCTTCTTTGAGAAGGGAGTGAGCGATTTTCAGCGCCTTTTTAGGCTCTTCCAGATGCTCCAGAACTTCGACCATCATCACCACATCAAAAAACTCGCGGTCCAGTATGTCGGGCGCGAATTCAATGCTGCAGGGGATGATTCGGCAGTTGTTGACCTTGTCGTTGAAACGATCTGCGGCACTCTGGCTTAAATCGATTCCAACGCAGCTGCACTCCTTGTAGATGGAGAGCAGCGACATCAACAATCCCGACCCACATCCCAGGTCCAGGACATTCGATCCTGGCGGACACGTCGCAGAGATTACTGCGAACACGGAATGGAACTGGAATAACCTCCGGTCCCACTCCATGTTCCAGTATTCTGGAGTGTTGATGCTGGTCGCTATCACACGTCCTGCCTACCTGCTACACACCACCGACGGCCCAAAGACGGCACGTAATTGTCGAGAGGTCGGTTGTGGCTCCCGGTTCCTTCCCTCGCCCACTGGTTTCAGTGAGATCGGGTTGGGCAGCTGTCGAAGTGACGGCTGTTCCGCCACTAGCAACCGCAACGGTGGGATCGGCCAGCGTTGTGGTCGCAGCCCCTCCGCTTGGGAACCAAGCCTTCACTTTGTTGGTCGAGTGAATGAACTCGAACATCAAACCTCCCGAGGGAGCAACGAGCACCAAATCAAATGAGCCCATCCCAATGTCACCGGGGGCCAAAGGCTCCCCGGCGGCTGGATAGGACGCATCGAATTGGATGTCGGCTCTCACGACCTTCTTGTTGCCCATCGACATTTCATCGACATTGGTAATGGTAAGAGACATAGTTTCTTCCTCCTCCTTTACCAGTCAAGGTTTTGTAGCAACACCGTCGCTGTTCCGCTGGTGCCAGTGGTCAGGGCCGTTCCATACAGGGTTCCACGCACATCGGTCGCCTCAGCAATTCGCCCAAACTCCAGATCAGTGGTACTACCAATGATGGCATCACCAATGGTGACAGCCGTATCGACAGTGGCCTCTGCGGGACCCGAAATCTGGATGAAGCAGTGGAACAAGTCGGTAACAATGCCTCCAAAAATTCCGGCCACACTCTGGATTGTGGAAATCGCATCGGTTTGATCCGAAGTGACTGTGAACACAGGCGGATTCGTGGTGGGGGTCAGCACCTTCCAGTGCGCCGCACCATTGGCCGCCGAAGCCACGGCAGCACCGTTGTCAAACTTGACATACCGGTACTTCAAACCCTTGAACAAAATGACGGTACCCAACGGATTCTGAGCCAACTCATCATTGACGGTGGTAGGATCTCCGGTGGAGATCTGCACGGTCTGAGTCTCTAAACCAAATCTTTCTCCTGCCATGATTGATCGCCTCCAGTTATCCTGTTATGTCCTTGATGCGAAAACCCAACCGAGGGCCAGTGAACAGTAGGTTGCCGGCAAACAGGTATTGCCCTGCAACGTCGTCTGTGTTTTGCGCCTCTTTGAACCCCGTGAAGCCAAATTGGTATTTCGGCAACGTCGAGATCCACAGTTGGATATGTTTGGTGTTGAAACCGTACAGATTGCCGGATGGAGCGTACTGATCCACCGTGATCTGAGCACCATTCCAGCGAAGCGACATAAAGCCGATCTTCGCTACATCGCTGGACTCCTCCATGAACCTCTGTTGAGGCTGGATCTTGTTCCAGAAGATGTCCCAGATGGTCTGGGTGGTAGGCATCAGGTCAACGTGCTCCGCGCCGAACCATGCAGCTCCAAAAGCGGTCTGTACCTCTTTTAGAGTCAAGGTGGCAACGCTCTTCACGAAACCATTGATACCCGTGTTGTTGGTGCCGTCAGAAACGATGTCGCTACGATCGATTCCGGCATAACTCCCAAAAAGGGTACCGTTGTCGAGCCCAGCGTTCGCACCGTCAATCTGAAGGGTTCCGGAATCGGTCCCCTGGCCATCGAGATAGAAGTCAGTCGCCAGCAATTTGGCCATCTTCGCCGAAGCGTTGACCAATTTGCTTTCAACATAACTCATCGAGGACTCAGGGCCTCGGTTGAGGACGTTGTCCGTACCGAAAAGGGTGACGTTGACGTAGTAGTATTTTACGTCGACCTCCAACGCTGTGTCGGTCTGCACGTAAGATGTGTCAAACGTCCCGCCTCTTCCAAAAGCCGCCCCATTAAGCTCCGCATACATGATGGGGTGCTTGATGGAGGTACCACCCTCGAACCGTTCTGCGTTATTAGCGCGGAACCGCACGAAGACGGGAGAGCTCTTGTAGACTTGGTCCACCAGCCGAGGAATGATGAATTTGCGAGTCTTTGAACTCACATCATCCCATGTAAAAGCCATGGTTTATCCTCCTTCGCTGTCGTTAACAATTACCGAAAATACGGTCCTCTCAACGAGAGAAACCTGCATCTTCCCTGCGGTAATCTCGACTTCCCGGAGGGCCTTTCCACCTGGCCAAAGGTGGCTTGCGGCCTCTAGGCTGGGACGAATGACCGTTGGTCAGACTCTATTCGGGGAAAATCTTCCCCTCTGCACGGAGCTCCGCCGCTGCGGCTTGCGCTGCTTCAGTAACAGTCGCATCCTCTGGGAGTCCGTCTTCGTGTTTGCCCTTTTGAACTCGCGCCTGCAGATGGCCCAGTGTTGGGGGTGCATACCCGTTGCCATCAGTGGGATGACCCTGTTGAGACATAATCTTCTTGCGTTCATCCTCGCGGATTTCTTTTTCTCTCACTTCACTAGCCTCATCGTGGGTCATTTTGGAGTAGGCATCGTCTAAATCCTGGATGCCTTTCTCCTGGGCAAACTTCAGAAGTGCCCTGCGATCCAGTCTCTTTCCGAACGTCTTGTGATGGGAGTCCGAAATGTCATCCATCTTGAGAATGACTTCACCGAAATTGTCTGCGAACTCGGTGGATTTCTTCTGCAACTGTGCTTCCATCTCGGTTTGGGTGATATAGCCACCTTCCTTGATGGCAGTTTGCAGTTGAGAAATCTCGCTTCGCAGAGTGGTCACTTCCTTCACTATTGCGTTTTCCTGGTCCTCATCGAGCTCACCACCGGCGAATCTCTCGGAGAGCTCCTTGATCCGCGCATCTCTGGCGCCGATGTCCTTGTCGTACTTGGCTTCGATTGCCTTGGCTCTTTCAAAGGCAGGGCTGGCTTCGTCTTTGTGCCATTTCTGCCAACCCTCTTTGGTGGCGTTGAATGAGTCCTGATCAGTTTTGAAGGCTGCCTTGTCCTCGTTGAGCGTTTGGAAGTTCTTGTCGAACTCGCTCTGTCGGAGCCAACCCTCGGCCATCTCTCGGCCTTCAGGTCTGCTGAGAAGTTCCCTCATCTGATTTCGATACCCCTCGTCCGGGATCTTTCCTAATGCTTCTTCGAGTGCTTCTTTGAAAGCCATTGCTTTCTTCCTCCTCTGCTTCCCGCCCTGCTTCCCTGGGGGGCTGTGCTGGTGGGCTGCGCGTCGGTTATTACACGGCCACGGCTAATCCAGTGGACCGCTCGTCGGGCCTATCCGCGACCGGGATACGGCGCGGAATAGCCGATTCGTGAACTTTCGGAACTTGCTCCCTCATGCGAACAACAAAATATTGAATGTCTGGAGCAATGTCAGGGTTTTTGCCGGCCAGTCTGAAGAGTTTGAGTTCTAATTGGACGGCTTTTTGAAGAACGCCGCCTGCAGGTTGCGGGCTGGCGTTGGGAACCTGTTCAGGTCCCATAGCGGCGCCCAGGCCTAATGGGCCACCTGGATCTGGACCTAAAGGAGCTGCGCTGCCTTCGCCGGTGAGACCCCCTGCCTCTGGCGACGGTAGCCCCACTGGATCTGGCGGTAGTGCGCTCTGTGGCCCTGGTGGCGCGCCTGGTCCTGGCCGCTGATCCGCTCCAAACGGTACCGGGCTCCCTCCTGGCGGTGCTGGAAGGTTCGCAGGCATCGTGGACTTCAGCTTCGTCAGCAGTAAATCCACATCGGGAGCCAGAGCTGGAACGTCCCGGGCGAGATCGCTCATCAATCCTTCGATCATGAGCATATCTGGATCGCCAGCAGGAGCGCCGCCGCCAGCTTGGGGTGGAGCGAGTGCTCCTCCCATGCCAGGAGGTGCTTGCTCTGGCTGCATCTGAGCTAAAACTTCAGGGGGAGGCATCGGTGAATCGCCAATGCCTGTTCCGTAAGCCAATTAGTACCCCATTCCTCCGCCCCTGTTACCTCGATCACCAACGGTGCCGCCTCCAGCTCCGCCCTTGATGGCCGACGTATTCTTCGAATTCACAGACGTGGCCGTATCACTGACGTTGCAATGAGTGGCGGGGGAAGTGTACCCATTGGGAGACCTGGTGGGGGGCTTGGTCCCCGAGTCGTGACCTTCGTACTTGTAACCGTGTCCTTTCATTTTTTGATCCTCCTTTGAAGTTAAATATTTTCCTTCTGATCTCAGTCTAAGGAACTCGTCAAGTGCCGAGACTTATTACGACCATTTTCACGCCTGCACCGACGCCTTATGCGCTGCCTTTTCTTAGCGGCGCGATACCGCGCGGCGCGCTCGCGCTCGACTTTTCGTGCGTGTCGCCTTCCTTTTGCCGGTTCTTTTTGCACTTTTCCCCTTGATGCGGATTTTGCCCTCTCGAATCTCTGTCGCAATCTTCCTCTTCTTGGCTTCAGAAAAGGGGGATTGATCGCCAAAGAACAAACCCTGCTGCTTTTTCGTGATCTCTTTGGGCATGATCAGCTGCAGATCTTCGCAGTGGCGCACATTTCCCGAGCGAACTTGGCTGCTTCTTTCTCCAGTTCCGCAGCCCCGATCGATTGACAAGCGACCTCGAAAGCGACCTCTACAACCGCTTCAAGCGGAATCAGGATCTCATCAGCGATCGCAAAAATGATATCTGCCAGCACGAAGAGTCCGGTGATCGCTGCCGATCCTGCAACGCATCCCAAGGGCGCAGCTGCCTTGATCACCCAAGTGGCGATCGCTACGCATTGATCGCATTGGCTGGCTCCCGCGATGCCTTTCCTCAGTTCTGCGATCTCACTGGCTGTAATCGAATGGTCCAGTTGAGCAAGAGCCTCTAGCTTTTTGTTTTCCATCCTTCTCTCCTTTGGTTATCCGGTTGTTTTCAAAAGGTTTTCCAAATTAACTGACCCTTTACCTCCGCCAGCTCCGCCACCAGCACCCCCAAGAGCATCCCCAAGACCACTCTGCGCGAGGGCCTGCGTGAGGAGTTCTTTCACAGCCGCCTGGAAGGCGCTTCCTCCCTCTTCTTCGAGCTCCTTGATCACTACGTCGTATTTCGCGCCAATGCCAAGGTCTGTAAACAGCGACCGGAGACTATAATCTCCTTGTCTCCTGAGAGCCATCTTCAGCAGAGTCTCATTGCCCTTGTTGGTATTCAGCAAGCTCCCAGGCTGGATAGAGAAGACAAAGTTCTTGATGTGTTCTTCCGGAGGGATCCCGGTCGGGACCATCGTTTCAGGGTTCCAATCAAAGACGTCTTGCCCAGATACGCCCCCGGCTCCGAACATATACATTCGGCGCTGGACGGTATACATCTGCATGAAGTTGGGGGCCATCTGTTCGCCAATTTCCCTCATGGTGTACTCGATGAATCGCCCGCGCAGCCGCATGATGGTTTGCTGGCTTTCCTTGAGCTCTTCCAGGGTGTCCCCTGCAGGAGTCACCTTCTTGCGCGCGAGGCCTGGTAAATCGAGGAGGCCCGAGTCGTCGTCCATCTCATTTTGCATATACATGAGCGTGTTGAAGACCCAACTGGGCAACTCAGGGGGTCTGGCGTATTCAGGTTTGTTGGGAGACAGGGGAGAATAGCCGATCTTGGCATTCGGCATGGACGGATCCATGTTCTGGCGCACGGAAGGGCTAAAGGCGTTGTTCGGAAACATCAAAGGCGGGTTGATCGCCTTTTTGATCATATCCATAGTTCCGGCCAGGATGTGATTGATGATGTCTTGGTGAGGAATTTTGGTCATCAGTTCCGAAAGCCCATGGAACTGCCAGGGCACCGGCTTGATCCGAAGCGCAATAAAGGGCCACCGGCCGTGCCATCTGGGATTGGGCCCATCATCCATGATCTCGAAAGAGTCGCCACCGGTGACCAGGACTCGACCCCGTGGGTAAAGCAATTCACCAGGCGGGACCTTGTAGGACCAATTCACGTCCGCAGGACCCATGAGCACGGTGTTGCTTGAAGTGTTTCGACTCCAGTCGCGGATCCAGAATTCCGTGTACGGGGCTTGGGGAACAATGCTGTCAACGTATTTGGGAGATCCACCCAGAATTCTTTTCATCTGGGGAGAAAGCAGATCGAAAGAGTGCTGACCAATCCAGCGGGGTCGGTTGAACGACATCTGGTAGCTGCTGTACTCATGGCTGGGCTTAACCAGGTGGCCTCTTGTGGGAAAGGTTCTTTGGAACCAGCTCATCGGCCGAATGGATCGGAAGATGACTCCTTCCCATTTCTGTAAATGAAAACTGGGGCCGATCGGCATGACCTCCGAGATACCCAGGGGTTCGAGCTCAAAATCACCCATTCCGCCCGCGAGAGTGGGGTTCCACTTAATGCGCAGGTAGCCTGTCGAGAGATACGCATGGATCACCGCCATGGCCAAATTCAAGTCATTGTCATTGGTCGTCCACCAGGACTTGGTTGTCTTGGTGAGAATTTCGGCTTGATCCGCGTAGGCTGCGTTGTGGGTGGAAACTTCGAAGCTGGGTTTTAGATCCGTCAAGACCGCTTCCAGCTTTTCCATCTGCCTCAGCAAGCGGTTGTTGATTGGGGTCGCCTTGTAGGAGGGCCGATTCTTGGGCCATTGCTTCCCCAGCAGGTAGCCAATGTATTCATCTTGCTTCTGGACCTCTTCGGAACCCTTCATGAAATACTTGCCTTCTTCGAAGGCGTAACGACACCACATCTGCCGACGGACCATGTTTTGCTGTGGAGTCAGATCCGCCCGCTCCTCGAGAAGGTCAACGGGACTTGAGCTACCGGCTGGGGGAAAGGGTTTTGCCATGCGTTTCTCCTAGTATCCCGGTACCCGGGTGATGTGTCCTGCTTGCTGTTTTTCCCGTTCGAATTCCTCTGGGGTGACGATCAAGGTCTGTTCTGGAGCCTCGGCCTGGGGCTTACTCACTTCAATCTCCCGGCCGCAACCTTGATTGCAACGGAAGACCAGAACCCCATCGTCCATCTGGTAGAGGGCATTGACCACGCACTGATTGTTGCGCTTGAGGCAACCTGGGCACTTAAATACGGCGTAATCACTGCCTGGGACCCGTTTCCCCGTTTGCGGGGAAATAAATCCCGCTTTTGTGGTGATCTTGATGGCTTGGGTTTGGAACACCAGTTGAGTCAACGGCCCCTCCTTCCGAGGTCGAAAACATCTTGCTTCGCCGCGGTCTCTCTCACAAAGCGGCCCTCGTCAGCCCTCAGATGCGGATCATCGACCCGTTGGCAGCCCATCTCGTTTTGAAGGCGTGACAGTTGCGTTTGGGATGTGACGGTAATCTCTTGTCCGTCAGGATGGAGATGGTTGGTCGTGAAAGTCTCAAAGACCGTGACCGGGTTCTCCCAGTTGGCGAACAACATCTCCATCCGTTGACCGCAACAGCTGGGCCATATGAGTTCTGGGTCGCACCGGTGGTGGACAAGGTCAAGCTCTTTTTTCTTGCACTCGGAACACTGAAAATCCCATCTAGGCATCAGGCTCCCACGGGCGCGACCGGTCTGACGGCACTGAGGTTAGCTTCCAAGAAATTCTCGAACTGCTCCTGGACCCAAACGGTAGGCAACGTACCTGTGAATTGAGCCTGTTCTTCAACAGCGGATACGCCCCACTCTGGAATCGTGACGATGACCTGGCCAGGTCCCAATGCGCCCGTTTGCTGACTGGTCACCTTTTCGGCGCTCAACTTAGCACCTTGCGCCTCTAACCTGGCCTGCTTCAGATCCTCTTGGAGGGAGTAAATCGCCCCCTTGAGGTCCTGAGCTCCTGTAAATGCCACTCCCAGCACTCGTTCCAGTTCTTGCTTGTCGTCCACTCCGATCTGGAGCGTTGGCACTGGAGGAGTAGGAGCAGCTACGGCCTTCTGCGGAGCAGTGTCCGGATAGGCAGCTTGGGCAGCTTTAACTTCCGCGCGCAACCCCTCGGTATCCGGGAACTTGTGCCCTCCATCGCAGAAGGCTTCCCATCGACCCTCCTGGTTCTTGAGATAGTTTGAGTGAACGCCACCAAACTGGCACCGGGGACAAAGCTCTGTACTCGTAACTATGTCAGGCATAAAAGCCTCCTTTTGCTAGGACTGCCGACAGCCCTGGGTTCATTGTCTCTGCGGAGTCAATCCGTCAGATTTCCATCAGCTGAAACGTCGGCCGGCGGAATGTCTTTCCTGATGCGTCGCAGCTTGCTTTCTTCGGATGCTTCAGCGTCGCTCCACCTTTCAGCACAGATCCGCAGGAACAGGTGAACTCAGTAGGACTAGCGGCCACTACGGTTTTCGTCGTTTTCTTTGCCATGATTTCTCCTTAAAGCAAATCGATTCGCACCACTGGCGTTTTGAACAAGCGTCCCTTGAATCGGCACGGCGTTCCTCCCAGCGGAGGATCGCCAAAGGGATGTCGGAGCTGCCGGTTCTTCAGGTTCGTGGGGGAAGCGCCCTGGAGCAAGGCACCGCACTCGGGGCAGACAATATCCATGAACGCGGGAGCCAGGATGAACTGCGGAAGCTCGGGTTCGGTGTTCTTGGGGGCCTCTGTGTCAGGTACCTCCGCCTTCATCAGGTTCAGGTCCACCGTTGTCGTCGGACTGTCCGAACTTGAAGCGGTCGTGGTTACTGCCGTTGCCTTCTCTACTTGAGGATTTGGCGGTGGCATTTTGGGTGGGTGCCGCTCGTCCTTTGGCGGCTGGCGCACGTCACCCTTGGGAATGAGCGCATCTCGCGCTTCACCCGCAGGGGCAAGGGGATCCCCCAGGCTGGGCACATCGGTTACTGTTTCTCGTCGTTCTTCTTCTCTCATGATTTACTCCTTTTTTGGTTAAAGCATCGCGTAGTCATTTTCCTTGAGCTCGTCGGTCTGCTTGTCGTGAAGAATGGAATAGTCGGTGTTGTAGTAATCACGGTTGGGATCCACCTCTGCCTCTTGTTCCGATAGTTCGCCGGCCGGTGTCACCATGGGCATGATGGTTTTGAGGCAGAACACGCTGATCATGGCCGCAAACAGAACATCGTCGTGGGCGTTGTCGCCTACGGGATCGAAGCGGCCTGTGCCGTCATCCACAAAGGTGAAGCACTCATCCAGAAGCCGCTGGGAACGAATCTCAATCGATTCTTCGACCATGAAATCTCGAAATCGATCAATGAGGGCATCCCGGCTCTTGTGGTTGGTGACCCACCCGTAATAGTTGGTATAGCGGTTCTTGATCTTGTCTAAATGCCGCCATCGATAGAGCTGTTCGTACTCGTGGACGGAAATGAGCTCATCAATGACCGTGGGCAAGTTGTACTCGATCGACAACTCGCAGGTATTGAACAAATAGCCAAGAGCCACAACGGTTGCCGCGAACTTCCTGGCTCCCCGATACCCCATCCATTCACCCACCTGGCGCATCGGTTGGTGGACGCCCCCTTTCGACATAACGTCAGGAGCCGCCCAGATGGAAGCAGCGGAAAAATCCTTGCCCGGGACACCGTGTCCAGGATCTCCCCCCAGGTAGTAGGTCACCCCTGGCCTGCTTGTCTCCCAGAGCCACAGAGGGGAATCGTGCATATCCGGGTACCGGATCAGCTTGGGGACGGTTTTCCCGTTGCGACGACGGACGAGCTTGATGTCCCCGAACCAGATCGGCTTCCGTACGTCGCGCACTTCAACCAGTTTGAGAGTGCGCTTGGGAAAAGCCGTCAATCCCTGGAGTTGGAAGGCCGCGTCGGGATAGGAGGGATATTCCTGCTCAAACCCTTCCTGGTCCCCTTCAGCCGCCTCGAAATCAGCTGCTTCCTGCCGCCGCCAGTGGAATTGCTCTTTACTGACTTTCTTTCCGAATTCGTGCAGGACTTTGTTGTAGATGTGGACTTCCCCAGGCTGAAGCGAAAAGCCTTCTTTGTGTGCCGGCGTTTTGAAGGGCTTACTGTAGGTCTTCTGTTGCCACCAACCGACAAACTTGGCCCTCCACTTCAGGGTGGCCCCCTTGGCCTCCGCTGCTTTGTAGAGCCGATGGTAGAAGTTGTTCCGTCCTTCCGCAGTTCCCTCGATGGCCGCAATGGTCAGGGGGTTGTTCTTGGTAATGGCCGGGAAGACGTGGCGCGTGAGGACCTTCACGTTATTGAACAGGTTGGGCTCGGTGATATGCACGTTCTGAAGGGTGAATCCCCGACTGGAGCCGGTGAGCTTGTTGGCGGCATCGACAAAGAAATGAGACCTCAACCCTGGCCGAATGGATCTCTCTTTCTTGTCTTTGCGGTCGAACTTCAGGAGCTCCCCGAAAATGTCATTGGCGATTTCAGGGCACATCCACCAGGGGATTCGCTCTAAAGCCAGATGGCTCATTTCGAAGATGTGATTGGATCGCACCTTCTCATCCGCGAGGATCAAGCTGTTGGTGAGGCGGTTGAAAATGGTACGGGCAAAACACAGCGCCTGGATGAGCGTTGACCATCCCACCTGGCGGGCCTTCAGGAGTAGCCAAAAGACCGGCAACCCTTCTGCCCAGCAATATTCGAGGTCTTCCCAAAGGATTTCCTGGGATTCCCAAAACGGATAGAGCGTCCTCTCTTCCGGAGGTTCCCAATCCTCTCCCTTGGTGGCGATGACGTGATAGTTTTCCAGATAGTAGCGCAGGGAGTCCGGATCCGGGCTCTGCACCTTGGCCAGTTCGCCGTCTATGACTTTCAATTCAGAGGGAGTCAGACTGGCCCAAGCATCATCGATAACCGAATTACAATCGAGCAAGCGATTGTCGAAGTAATCGACGATCTCACTCACGAACGGGTCTTTTCTGGGAATCTCAATGATCACTGGACGCTCTCTTTTTCGCTATCTTCGCTCTCTGCTCCTGTGGCCCTCGCCCTAAACTCATCCATCTCGTCTTCAGTAAACCCGTACTCTTTGCGCATGTTCTCCAGCTGGGTTATGACGTTGTGCTCTTCTTCGTCGTAGGGAGTCCAACTGCTACTTCCGTCCTTCTTAGATCCGGTGCCCATCTCTTCTTCCAACTCGGTGATGGCATTGGCTTGGGTTCTCTGGCCGAGCTGCGCGCCCATGCCACTCCTGAGCATTTGCAGGCTGGCCGTCATGAAATGGAACAAGACGTAGAGGGTCAGGGCGAAAGCCAGCAAGAAGAACGCAAGGGAAAAGAGAAAGGCTGAAATGACTGCCAGGGACGAGGTTCCAATCGTCTGCTCTACTCCCACGAGATAGGCAGCGACCAGGTGAAGGTTGGAGATCACAAACCAGAACACCAGGACGGCAACCACCAGGCCGAGCGTTCTTATTCGGAAAAGACCGGCGAAGCCGAGAATGATCCGCTTCCAGGATCTACTGGATGGCCTCACAATGAATCGATCGGCAGCGACAACGGCCCGCTCGAGTATCTTCATGCTTCCCCTCTGTTTTCTTTCCGAGTCGTAGTCCGCGCTGGCTTCTTTTTCTTTCGAGGCTTCTTTTCCGGGACAGGCTCTACGTCAATCACCTTATGGGCTTCCAGTTGCATCTTGCGGATACGGGCGATCCTCTCTTCCATCTTTTGAGGAGGACCGCTAGATTCGCTGATGTTGGCATTGGTTTGCTGCACGTTGACTGTTGTGGTGGGGGCCGTGGGCTTTTCTTCCAGGCTCACAACCTTCAGATAGAGCCTGACGCCTTCGGCTTTGGATTTATCGTCAGTAGACGAAAGTAATGCCTTGATCGCCTTTTTGTTCGCTGCAGCCAGGTCTTTCCGGTATTGGTTGCGGATCTTCTCGTTGGAGATGGCCCCGTTAAACTTCAGGACCCGCAACTCTCGCAGCTTTGAGAAATCAATCCGCTTCTCTATGTCCTTGATGGAGGAAGCAACGGACTCGATGGAAATCCCATCTTTCTCGGCTATCTCTATGAGGGTTTCACCGGCCTCATAGCGCACCAGGCGGTCGTCATTGATCTTCTCCAATAACTTTTCGTGCTGCTCGGTTGGGGTGGGGTGATGATTGCTCATGCTAGATTTTCCACGAAAGATTTGAAATCGGCTCGGCGTTTCCTGGGGATCCAGTCATTCGCCCAGCCGCGCACCCGCCGGCACACTTGCTTGGTGTGATACTGGCGTATGGTTTCCGGAGACCGGTCTTTGAGCGCCCCGCTCCCGAGAGCCATCCACACACCGTCGATGGAGATCCCCAGAAGCCTAGCCACTAAAGGAACGGGCAGCTCATGAATGGTCTTTGGGTTGAACAGATTCTTCTGGTCCCCCACACCTTCCGCGTAGACGAAGCGGTCCAGGTCCGCGAGTCTGATTCTGGCTATGGGCTTTGAACCATGCCTGCCGGGGGGAAGATAGAAAGGGGTCAGGATGCCCCTTTGAATGTAAAGATAGAGCGTTGAACGGGCAACTCCGATATAGGCTGCAGCGTCAGTTGTGTTCAAGGCTTGGGTCTCGATGTCCACATTACTCCTCTTTCAGAGTATTGGCGCTGTCAAGAGAATGGGTTGGGAAAGGCGGGGGTTTATGCTATTCTGAGGGCTGAAAGACTCAGGTTGAAGAACCTACCTTTGAGACATCATCTCACCAGTAAGTTCTCCTTTCCACCCTGAGTCTTTTGCTTTTTGAGGAGTGTTACCTTCTGCCACCCCTGCTGGGAATGCGGGTCGGGACCCGCGTAACTTTTCGGCTCACGGGCCTCGATGTAGCGATCGGTAGTCCAACTTTCATTCCAGTAGCCCTAGCAGCCGCAATCCTAGCAGGCTCCGTTTTGTCCACAGGTGCTCCCGCTCTGAACGCTGCGGCAGTAGTACCGCTCTTGGTCACGACGCCTCCGCGACCGACCGATCTGGTTCCTTGTTGCGCTCTCATGACGTTACCCGTAGCTATCTTGGCCTGTTTCGCAACCTGTCGGTTCCGAGCGTGGGGGTCCCGTGTTTTGGTCCTGGCGGTTCTTACGCCTGCCCCTCTCACATTTGGAGTTCTTATACCTGGAGTGATTCTTCTCGCCATTATCGACCTCCTTTTTTGAGTTTGAGGAGAGAAAACCGAAAAGAGTGTAATACGGTTTCAAAGCGAAGTAACTCTTCCCTCACTGCTCCCCAAGACTACTCCTCGGGTTCTTCTTCTTCCACGACGACCGGCGGCGGGTCACCCAGGATCTCAGCCGCTTCTGACCAGAACTTGGCCTCCATATCGAGCATCCCGTTTCGCCAGCGGCGATAGCGACGAATGAAGTCGTGAGCCTTCTTGGCCTTAAACTCCGCTCCAATCGCCTTCTGGCTCATGGATTCCAAATCTTCCAGGTCAGTAGCGAATTGCTCGGCGTCAGGGGCGTGTCGGACCAGGGCCGTTGATTTTTTCTTGACCATAAGAAAGTACCAGATCCAATCTGCGATTTTTTCTCTGAGCCATCTGAGCCATCTCACATGAGGAGAGTGTAATGAAGGGGTATGGGTTTTTCAACCGGGAAGTGAGGAGAGAAAATTGAAAAGAGGTAACAAGGCGCTCTAACCAAACTGAGCTACACGCAGAACTTGATAGGCGTGGCAGGATTTGAACCTGCGACCTCCCTCTTGCATAGAGAAGTAACTCTTAACTCACTGCTCCTCACCCGTACAGGCCCTTGCAAGACGAGAATAGTATAAGCGGCAGGAAGAAAATTTGGAAGGGATAACAAAAGCTC